TGCGTCTGCGATCTGGGCATCCGATTTTCTAATGACACAAGGTAAGATACGGCGTGTGTTAGTTATCTGCCCGCTTTCGATCATGGATAGCGCATGGCGCAATGACTTGTTTAGTTGCGCCATGCACCGCACGGTTGATGTGGCCTACGGTGCTAAAGAGAAGCGTAGGAAAATCATCAACCAAGGCTCTGATTACGTCATCATTAACTATGATGGGGTAGAGATTGTAGCTGATGACATAGCCAAGGGTGGGTTCGACTGCATCATAGTAGATGAAGCTACTCACTATAAGAACGCGCAGACCAAACGCTGGAAGACACTCAACAAGTTGTTAACCGATCAGACTTGGTTGTGGATGATGACTGGCACACCAGCGGCACAAAGTCCTCTGGACGCATACGGTATTGCTAAGCTAATTAATCCCACTGCCGTGCCACGATTCTTTGGGTCATTCCGCGACATGGTTATGTACAAGATAACGCAGTTCAAATGGGTGCCAAAAGAAACTGCTTCGGAGACAGTCTACAACGCACTGCAACCGGCTATCAGGTTCACAAAAGACGAGTGTCTGGACTTGCCCCCTATGGTATATGCCAAGCGAGAGGTAGAACTCACGCGTCAGCAGACCAAATACTATAAGGAACTAAAGAATAAGATGGTGTTACAGGCCGCAGGTGAGGAGATCACAGCGGCTAACGCTGCCATTATCATGAGCAAACTCCTACAAATATCTTCTGGTGCGGTATACACCGATAAAGGAGAGGCATTAGAGTTTGACATCAAGAACCGGTACAAAGTTTTACGTGAGGTAATCGACGAGAGTAGTAAGAAGGTGCTTGTGTTCGTGCTGTTCAAGCACACGATAGACATCCTTACAAACAAACTACTCGACGATGGGATAGCTACTGAGGTTATTCGTGGTGATGTATCTGCACCCAAACGTACAGATATATTTCACCGATTCCAAACTACCCCCAACCCACGTGTGTTAGTAATCCAACCACAAGCCGCCGCCCACGGGGTCACGTTAACCGCCGCTAACACAGTTGTGTGGTGGGGGCCTACCAGTTCGCTAGAGACTTACGCCCAAGCCAACGCACGTGTTCACAGAGCAGGACAAGATCATAAGTGTACCGTCGTCCAGCTCCAAGGTTCAGCCGTAGAGAAACGTGTTTACACACTGTTAGATAACAGAATCGACGTACACACAAAAATGATTGATCTTTACAAAGAATTGCTTGACTAAGGTATTATACGCTAATAGAGTGCGCCTCCCGACACAGTTTGTCGTGCGATTAGGAGCAATAAAAATGAGTGAGGACAAGAAGTTAGCGGAGAAGCTGACACGTGTTTACTTAAAAATCCGAAATAAGAAAGCGCAGCTTTCGTCAGACTATAAGAAACAAGAAGACGATCTTAACCAGAAATTGGATAAGGTCAAAGCCGCGCTACTCGACTACTGCAAAGAGCAGGGCCTTGAGAGCGTAAAGACTTCAGAGGGACTTTTCTACCGTTCGGTGAAGACTCGCTATTGGACCAGTGATTGGGAAGCCATGCACAAATTTGTTATGGCGCATGGCGTACCTGAGTTTCTGGAAAAGCGGTTGAACCAAACTAATGTAAAAACTTTCCTTGAAGAAAATCCTGAGACTGTCCCTATGGGACTTAACGTAGACTCTGAATATATAATTTCTGTGAGGAATAAATGATGAATGGCCCTTTTGTACCAATCGAAGAACTGTCCAAGCACTTCTCTGTATCGGTTTCGACCATACGAGCATGGGTGCGCCAAGGACATATCCCAAAAGACACATACATTAAAGTAGGAAACACATACCGCTTCTCTGTCGATGATGTGTCTGTTGCCCTAGCCAAAAAAGATAACACCAAACCTACTGACAGTGCCTCTACACATGTAGAAACGCAGGTGGGTGGATTATCAGCAATAACTACCACGGCAGTAACCGGCATCGAGTTAGGGCAAGGTCATACCGACGAGGATTTGTGAGGAGATGCAGAACGTAGGTGAACGCCGCCGTATTAGTATTAGCGGCAGTAAGTTCCGTGAGTATGTTAACGGTCAACAAGACACGGTGCATGAAGGTGCATTGAACGTGGTAATCTTGAACGCCGCTAAAATCTCTCGCTCTTACTACGCAGGGGAGTATGATGCGAGTAGCCCTACAGGTCCTAAGTGTTGGTCAGCGGATACTAGCGCACCTGCACCGGAGGTGAAGCAAGAAGAGCGCCAAGCCCACCGTTGTATGGACTGCCCCCAAAATATTAAGGGGTCAGGGTCAGGTACGTCACGTGCATGTCGTTTTGCACAACGGTTAGCCGTTGTGATAGAGAACGACTTTACAAAAGTATACCAACTGCAATTACCGGCAACATCGTTGTTTGGTAAAGCGAAGGAAGGCAAGATGCCTATGCAAGCCTACGCGCAGTACCTAAGTTCGCATAACACCCCTGCGCTATCCGTGATTACCGAATGCGCGTTTGATCGGGGGAGTGCGGTACCCAAGTTGTTCTTCAAGGCAGTACGTCCCCTTGGGGAAGAAGAAGTGAGTCTTGCGGCTTCAATGGCTGATAGCCAAGAAGCTAAAGAGGCTATATCAATGTCAACGCCCTCAAGGGGGTCAATCTTTGCGAAAGTGGACGGATTTGTCTACGCCGCAAATGCAAACCAAGGAGACTTTTATGTCTGAGCGATATGTAGTTAAAAAAATAACCGCCATGTACCCTAAACTGGATAAGACGTACAGATACGATAGCACGGAACAACGCTCCGTATCGTGTGGACCAACGGATGATGGTGCTGAGTATTCGGTAAACTTCATCATGGACGATGCAACAGCCAAGGCGTTGTGGTCATACATGAAAACAACTTATGCCGAGGAAAAGAAAAAGACTTGGCCCAGCATTAAAAACCCGTTCAAGAAAACAGATGATGGGATGTGGTCCCACAAGGCTAGTTTGAAGGGCGCATACAACGGCGATAAGACTAGGAAGCCGCCGCAGTTTGATGCAAAGACTAATGAACTGCCTGATGGTTTCCAATTGACAAGCGGTAGTATCGTGAATGTAGCAGTCAAGGGTATTCCTTACAGCGGTTCGATGGGTGCAGGTTGCTCCCTAAGATTGCAAGCAGTGCAGGTTCTTAAACTTGCAGAGCGTAAGCAATCGAATCCCTTTGGTGCCGAAGACGGATACAATTCTAAGGAGGATAACCCGTTTACAGCAGTGGTTGAAGACGATGAGCCAACTACCCCTGTTGTTAAAGAGCCTGTTGAGAAACCTATTAAGGAACCTACAAAGGTTGTTAAGAAGGCTGCATCCGCACTGCCAACGGATGACAGTGATTTGAGTTCGATTATTGATGACTGGGATGATGAAGACTAAGGAAATTGTCAAAGTAATCGAACTACGTCACGGTGAGGAAATATGCCCTCACCGTGACGGTTATGGGTGGACCAATGGAGACAAAAACATTTTTGTCGAAGGCGCTAAGTAGTGGCGGCTACTACTGTGTGTTTTCGGCGCGATCAAGTGATGAACGCAAAGCACAGAAGTTCTACGACACAATAGATGCCGTTGTCGATGCCGCCCACAATTATGATAAAGAAGGATACGATGTCTATTACGGCCTAGCCACGTTTGATAAGGCAGGTTCACGTAAAGTCGATAACGTAAAGAGATTAAGCGCGTTCTTCCTCGATCTGGACTGTGGTCCAAGCAAAGAATTTTTAACTCAAGAACAGGCTATACAGGCGTTAAGGCGTTTCTGTAAGCGCAACAAACTACCGAAACCAACGATGGTCAATTCGGGGAGAGGCATCCATGTTTACTGGTTCCTATCAGAGTCGGTGTGCTTAGATGATTGGTTGCCTGTAGCGGAACGGCTTAAAAGGTTATGTGCACAGCAAGATTTTTACGCTGATCCCGCAGTAACCTCAGATGCGGCACGTGTGTTGAGAGTTCCTCACACACATAACTATAAGACCACCCCCCCATCAGACGTAGGATTTTTTGGCCTTACCGCCAAATTCGAGACGGTAGACTTTGATACGTTTTCAGAGTTGCTTGGGTCTGAGTCGATACCAGTTCCTACGAAAAACACACCAAGGGAACTAAGCACGACTATGCAAAACCTGATGGGTAATCAGGAAAACAAGTTTAAAGATATACTTATTAAGACCCAGAAGGGTGAAGGATGTGAACAGCTTAAATACATAGTCCGAAATCAAGAGACTATGAGCGAACCATTGTGGAGGGCAGGGCTATCTATTGCTAAGTTCTGCACCGATGGGGAGAGAGCAATACACCTCATGTCCAAAGGACATCCTGACTACACACCAGACGATACGAAACGTAAGGTGGAGCAAATAAAAGGGCCTTATACATGCGTACGCTTTGACGAATACAACCCCGACATCTGTAGAGATTGCCCCCAATGGGGCATCATAAAGTCTCCTATCGTGTTGGGTAAGAAGTTACGTGAGGCTGAGATTGATGACGAGGGAAACTATGTAGCGGAAAGCATCGAAGAAGACGAGCCGACCTACGTTATACCCAAGTACCCACCGCCCTATGTGCGTGGGTCAAACGGTGGTGTGTATATACGTACCGCCAACGAAGACGGCGATATAGACGAGAAGCGTATATACCATAACGACTTATACGTAGTTAAGCGGATCAGAGACCCCGAGATGGGCGAGTCACTGGTTATGCGTCTGCACCTTCCTCGAGATGGGGTGCAAGAGTTCTCATTGCCGATGAGTTCAGTCACGTCTAGTGAAGAGTTTAGAAAGAAACTTTCATCCCAAGGCGTAGCGGTTAAAAAGATGGATGAATTGATGTCATACACACTAAGTTGGGTGGACGAACTACAAGCCACCAGTACAGCAGACGATGCTCACGTTCAGTTTGGGTGGGTTAACGACAAGATGGATACGTTTATTCTAGGCAACCAGAAGGTCAAACCTGACTGCATAGAATTTAACCCCCCTGCCAATCAGACGGTAGGGTTTTTCCCACACTTTGAACCCAAGGGTACATACGAAGTGTGGCGTGAGAACTTGGGACTATGGAACGATGATAAGTTTCTACTACAACAATTCGCGCTTGGTATGGGTTTCGGTAGTCCACTAATGGAATTGCTCAACGAAAGTTGCGGTGCAGTAGCGTTCATTAACAACGAATCAGGCACAGGCAAAACCATGATGATGTACGCCACAGCAGGTATTTGGGGCAACCCAAAGAGACTTGTTTTGGATAAAGCCGATAGCGTTGCGTTTAAGATGAACCGTGCCGAGGTTATGCACAGTCTCCCAACGGGTATTGACGAAATTACCAATTTAACACCTCGGCAAATGTCCGACCTTATATATCAAGGTACGTCCGGTAGGCAGCGAGGACGTATGACTGCTAGTGCGAACGTGGAGCGGCACCAAGGTAGGGAGTGGGGTTTGTTGATGCAGTACACAGCGAACGCTTCCGTTATTGAGACAGTCAGTCGTGGTAAGGCTATGCCGAAAGCGGAAGCACAGCGCATACTTGAGTGTCGGGTGGATCGTATATTCGACAAGGTGAAAGACAAAGAACTGCAAGATACGTTTAAGAGTAACGTCTTTGGGAACTACGGACATGCAGGCCCCCCCTACATACAGTGGGTAATGAAGAATTTAGAAGAGGCAAGAGCGATAGTAAAGAAGGTACAGAGGCGGGTGGATGAAAAGGCACAGCTAACATCTGAAAATCGTTACTGGTCGGACACACTTACTGCGACAATATCAGGGTTGATAATCTCAAAGAAGGTTGGGCTTCACGACTTTGATGTATCGAAAGTGTTTAACTGGGCGTGTACCGATCTTATAGCGCAAAACAAACGAGGGCTATCTGAAATGGGTGGCTCAGTACAGGATATTATGGGCGACTTTTTTGCAGAAAACATAAGTTATATTCTGCAAATCAAAAGCACCGCAGACAACCGTGGAACACATGGTAACGGGCTTGATGAACATGTTATCCCCGAACAGGTAGCGCGGGGCAAATTAGTAGCCCGATACGAAACTGACACCAAACTATTTTACGTCAAACCAAAACCCCTTAAAGAATGGTGTGGTGAGTTACAGATTAACTACGCGCATCTGAAAAGCGAAATCTTTGCTAAATGCGAGGGTAGAAGTAAGAAAGTGCGGATAACGAAAGGCACTCTTTTGGAATTGGGTTCCACTGATGTGATTATAATGAAGTTCGATACGGGTTCTGGTGATGAAGGTATTGAAGACGTATGATCTATCGCCAGATGGCGTGATGATAGAAGTTAGGTGGGAGAACATGGCTATCGGCTCTTCCATCTTTGTACCCTGCATAAATACCGACGAGGCAATAAAGCAGGTAAACAAGATATTCTGTGATAGACACTGGGAACTAGAGCACCGACTACGTATTGAAGGCGGAAATTTAGGGGTACGCTTCTGGCGCACAGTGTGATTAAGTCTTTAACTTTTTTATCTGGAGGACCGAATGGGACGAGTGAGCGACTGGTACATCGAGCTTGAGGAACGCGGCTTAATATTGGTTGACGAGGTTATGGAGCCGAATCTCCCTGAACCCGAACCCGAAGAGGAAGAAGAATGAATAAGACACAAGAATACAACGAGTTGATGCAGAGCAATTTAATGCAAGCGTACTCTAGCCACCCACGTAATAGGACGAGGGGCCACTTCAAAACAGAAGAAGAGGGCGAAGCGTTATGCGAACGAGCGCGTAGCAGCATAGAGGCTATACAGAGTTTTGTCAGGAGGAAGAAATGAAGCTCGCGTATAAGTTGTGGACAAAGAAACATACAGACCAACTACGAAAGCTACGTGCGACAGGACTTACGTTCAACCAGATAGGTGTAATGCTGGAGAGGTCTAAGAACAGCGTGATTGGCAAAGCGCATAGGCTCGGAATATTCTCCCAACCTGAATTTGAACCGGAACCGGAACCTGAACCGGAACCTGAACCGGAACCTGAACCGGAACCTGAAGCTGTAAAAACGAGCGTTTATGTAAAGCCGGTGGTGCGGGTAGCTAAGCCCGCAATCGCAGCCCGACACGTAGGCTTAGCAGAATTGGAGCGGGATGAGTGCCGCTACCCCGTGGGTAAAGATGTAAGCGTGCCTGGTGCACATTTGTTTTGCGGTACGCCTACACGCGATAAATCTTCATACTGTAAGACGCACCACAATATTGTGTGGCAGCAAATGCCAACGCGGGTAAGAGACCGGGGGTATCGACTATGAAAAATTACGGGACGCTATACGAGACTAACGTACTTCTAAGTGTGGCGTCGTACTTGCTACAAGCCGCCGGAATGTGGCTTTTCGCGTTGGCGGTTGGTGTTTTTGTAACTGTGCGACCAAGCGATTGGACGTTTGGTCTTATCGCGTCATTTGGCCTGTGTGTAGTCGCGGCTGGTTGTTTTCGCGTAGCCGAAAGGTGGAGATAATGGATGCCGCGACAGCGATGTTATTGTTCGCTGCAGGATTTGCGTTCTGTATGTTCATAAATTGGTTAGGAAACGGTGGGCGTGGCGGCAAGGGCTGTGACCCAGAAGAAGGTTAAAGGAGCCTCATAATGGAGAAGACTTCTCATGTAATACGGGCGCGAGACCAAAATCGCGCGGCCAGGGGGGCTTTGGCTAAGAAGATAGCGCGAGCAGACGAAATGCGAAAAGCTGCGCTTCTCGACGAAGCTATCAATAGGTCAAACGCGGTACGGTATAACGCGGTGCTGACACGCGCGAAGCCGGGGAGTTTAGAACTACTCCTGCATAGCAGAGTGCGGGGTATGTCGGAAGCGAGCTTAATTCGGATTTGGGGTCGTGAATTAGTCTCGGCTGCACGGGGTTTACAAAAACCAAGCTGTAGTGTGTGAGGTCGTTGCTCGTATAATTGATCTTCGAGCGGGGTTACCTCGTTGGTGGCATGAATCCGTTTCTTAGCCCATAAAGCTGATCCTCTGCGACTCTACGCATCGCCGGGGACAGTGACATACCGTTATACATCTCTTCAGAACTTTTCATATGTTGCTTCAGTGAGCTGTTGATTGAGTCAGTAGTCAGTTCAAAGCTAGGATGCTCACTGTTAAACTTTTGAATTTCACGTTCTAACCGCCCAATCTCAGCCCAATCCATTTGTCGTGCGGCGATGTAGTATTTTCTAGTCAGGCTAGATCGTTGGTTAGATATTGCAATATCTATACGTTTTAGACGTTGATTCTCTTCTTGAATACGTATGTATTCTGCTGGAGCGAATCCTAGGAACTGTGTAAACAACTCACCACCTGTCATATCGTCATAGATAGGATCAGTACGACGTGTGTATATACCTCCGTCTTGTTGGTATCGCCCCAAAACCTTATACGCATTGGCGAAACCGACAGGTAGCAGGTTCTCCACCCCCCTCTGCATCTCACCATTGTATAAATCTACAAGGCCACGACCTGTGCGTTTCGCCACACTGAGTGCAGGGCCACCGATATAATAGCCAACGAACTCCTCGGCAGACGGGTCAGGGTTGAACCTGTTCTCCTGAAGAATCAAACCCGTTAGACGTATACGTGATGCCACGTCAGCACCCATACCAACTTCATCTAGTATCTGGTTAAACGCGCCTTTGAACCAACCTTCTCCGACAGCGTTGCGGACAATTGCGTTAGTGTCGTCTTTATCATCATCAAATAGGAGCAAGTCTGCTAGTAATTGCACAGCACCGTATAATGGAACACCGTGCACCCCTGCAAAGAACAATGAAGACAGATGTACAGCCGCAATTTGTTTTGCGGCTATCTTACGAGTTTCGGCGTCACT